GAAATCGAGTTGCTAATACCAAAAGTTAGTAGCTTAGTCAAAACATACTGCCGCCGTACTTTTATTGACTACTACGATCAACCTGTTCTAGAAACATTTGAAGGCGGTTTTACTAATTTAATGTTAAAAGAAAGCCCTGTAGTAAATATACTATTTGTTAGACGTAGTATAGATTATGGCAAAACTTATACAAATTTAGTAGAATATACAGATTGGGTACAAGATGGTGATAGTATTAGGTGTTTAAATATACCGCTATTTGCACCACTAATTCGCGGCTATCAAGTTAGTTATTTAGCAGGATTTGAAGCTGTACCTGACGATTTAAAACTAGCTGTAATGGATCTAGTAGAATACTATTCGAAGAATAATAGTGCTGTGCATGTTAACCGTGATGTAACACCAAATGTTACACAAATACAGTATGTGCAAAGTACAGCATTTCCAGCACACATTAAGCGGGTACTAGATCAATATGTATCGGACTATACATAATGGCTGGAAATGTAACCCTTGATGATATAATTGCAGAAATATATCCTGAGCTAGTAGAAATATTTAAACGAGATTATCGTGAAGAAGTATTAAATCCCAAAACACATATACTAGATCTGTCATATGAAGCACTAAAAGTAAACGTATATAGAAATACTACTCAGCACCTGCAAGCTTATGATAACGCTTATGAAACCTTAAAGCGTGTGTTAGATAAAACGGCTAAACGCAAATACGCTTCGCTAGAAGCTGTACCAGCAGGCTATTTTAGTAAACCAGGGTTTAGCTATGTTTATATTGATGGCAGTGATAACTTTAGATTTATAGTAGCTAACAGTTTTGATGCACTAGATACAGTTGTTAGAAATCTATCTAGAGACCCAGATTTAGCTAAAACTAGTTTTGGTACTAATACGATAGTTAAAGATATATTAAACAAAAAGGGCGTACCTAGTGGTAGTGTAACTAAAACTGCTCGTCGTAAGGTAGACATAGGTCATGTAGCTACAGCAGATGAAGATCCACTAACTTCGCCACTTGAACTAAAAATTGGTGATGTACTAAAGTTTGGTGAAGGCACACACAATCAACAAATTGTTGAGCTAGCACGCAAAGCCCTACAAGATTTATACAGTATTCAAGTAGGTGCTCAGTATAGTTTTAAAAACGTAGCACCAGAAGCTATTGAAGCTACACGGCGAGTACTAGGTAAAGGTTATGTAGTAGTTACGCTACACAGGCAAAAACTAAATAATAAGTTTTCTGTTGAAGAAGCTAGAATATTTCGTGAGTTAAAGGCAAGTATTGCTAAAGTATTAACAGGTAAAGATTTTCCTAATCTTGCTGGATCTAATACAATTATTGAAGATGTTGAACAATCAATACTAAATGCTCTAGCTCCTAAAAAGTTTAAAAAGCCTAAAAAGCATGTTGAAAGAAAGCGAACACCTAAGCGTATAGATATTCATGCTACGCCGCAGGCAAAAACTAAAAAGATTACTGTAAAAAAGCAAAATGCTGAAACTGCTAGCAAAGAGCAATCACCAGTTGATTTGCAAAGTATAATAAATCAAATGCTGTTTGCTAGAATCCGTGCTAATATGGGTACAGGTAATCGGCGTGATGTGCTAAATTATAGAAGTGGAAGGTTTGCTAATAGCGCAACAGTAGAACGAGTTAGTATTAGTAAACAAGGAATGGTTACTGCTTTTTATAGTTATATGCGTAACCCATATGCTACTTTTAGTCAAGGTGGCAAACAGCAGTACCCTCGTAGTAGAGATCCCAAATTATTGATTGGCAAATCTATTAGAGAAATTGCTAGCCAATTGATGATTACAAAACTAAGGGCAGTACCACTATGAGCAAAAGATCAAGTATATTAAGTGCCTTAGCAGAAAAGTTAAAAACCATAGATGGTGTACCACCATATCAAATAAACCTACAAAATAATGCTTTTGCTAAACTTAAGTTTTGGGACGAAGTACAAGATTTTCCCAGTGTTTACTTAAGTCCTAGTGCAGAAACACGCGAGTACCATCCCAGTGATTTTGCCTGGGGTATGTTACGCATATGTGTTAAAGTATACTGCAAAAGCGAGGACTATGCACAAGAGCAACTAGAGCTGCTATTAGGCGATATAGAAACTTGCGTAGATAAGAACAGACGATTAGTCTATGATACAACGAATGGCTATGAAACAACAGAAATTTTAATAGACTCGATAACTACGGACGAGGGCCTACTAGCTCCCTATGCAGTTGGCGAGATTTACTTACAGGTTCGTTATCAGATCATGTAAGCAACCGTATTTAAGAGACCTAATACAGATAATAGTCTCGTAAATGGCTCGATAAATACCTTATTATAGGAAAAAAACGATGTCAATTAATTTACTTCGTAATAGTAAGGTTTACTTTACTACAAATGTCGACACTACAGCTCCTAATATTGGTAAAATTTTAACCACTGGTTTTAACGGCACAGTGCCTAATACTTGGGAAATCCAAGTATTAGATGACTTAAGCTTTAGTCAAACTACAGCTGTAGAAACAATTGCTGTTAATGAAACAGGTGATGCACCTATTCGTGGTCAGCGTAGTTTTAATACTGCATTAAATCCAGTAGACTTTAATTTTACCACATACATGCGCCCTTACGATAATCTTGCTACTCCAGGAGTATTAACTTGTGAAGAGGCTGTGCTGTG